GAACTACTGTGGCATTGGATGTGGATGAATACAAAGCAGCAGCTGCTTCAACATCACTTACATCTTTTAACATTGCAAATACAACAGCATTGGGTGAAAACTCAGTTGTAGATGCACCAGATGGTTTAATTGTTACGGCAACTACTGCTGGTGGGAACGCAACTGGACTTATAACAGTTCAGATGACATACGTTCTAGACTAGTAAATAAAATTTTAGGCGGTGAAAGCGAGAGTGGAAACCGCCTAGAGTATTAAAAGTAAAAACATAACAGGAGAAACATGAGCTTATATAAAAACATAAACGCAAGAAAAAAAGCAGGAACTTCAAGACCAAAATCTAAAAGCACAATCACAAAGAAAGCCTACGCAAATATGAAAGCTGGTTTTCCAAAAAAGAAAAAATCATAATCAATGGCATCAGTAGTAGACATTTGTAATGGAGCATTAAACCAACTAGGTGCTACCACTATACTTTCATTAACAGAAGATTCTAAAAATGCTAGACTTTGTAATGCAAGATATACTCAAGTAAGAGATGGAATCTTTAGATCACATCCTTGGAATTGTTTACAAGCAAGAACATCATTAGCAAAAGATGCAACAGCTCCAGCATGGGGTTTTACTGCTCAATTTACATTACCTGCGGATTGTTTAAGATTACTTTATATCATTGACTATGATTCAAACTATAAAGTAGAAGGAAGAAAAATCTTAAGCAATACCTCTACAATGAAAATTTTATACATTTCAAGAGTTGAAGACCCTAATCAATACGATGAATTGTTAAGAGAAACTTTATCAGCTGCTTTAGCTGCTGATATTGCTTATGGTATTACATCATCTAATCCAGTATCAGAAAAGATGAATACATTGTTTCAAGATAAATTAAGAGATGCTAGATTTGTAGATGCAACTGAAGGTCAAAACAATGCACCCGATCTTGGAATGACAGATGCTATAGATGCTAGTACTTTTATTAACGCAAGGTTTTAATAAATGGCACGAGTTGCAGTACAGCTTACTAACTTTACAGGTGGCGAACTTTCACCACGACTAGATGGTCGTAATGATTTAACTAAATATTCTTCTGGTTGCACAAAATTAGAAAATTTTATTATCTATCCACATGGTGCAGCAGCAAGAAGGTCTGGCACAAACTTTGCAGCTGAAGTTGCTAATAGTGCAAACAAAGCAAGGTTAATGCCTTTTGAATTTTCTACAACTCAAACTTATATGCTTGAGTTTTCTAATCTTAAAATAAGAGTTTATAAAGATAGCAGTACAGTATTTGAAGCTAACAAAACAATAACAGCAATTACAAAAGCTAACCCAGCAGTAGTTACTTCTAATGGTCATGGTTACAGCAATGGCGATGAAGTTAAAATTAGAAGTGTTGTAGGTATGACAGAGGTAAATGAAAAAAGATTTTTAGTTGCAAACAAAACAACGAATACATTTGAACTTACAAATAAAGATGGAACTAATATTAACAGTACAAGTTTTACAACTTATACATCTGGCGGCATTGTAAACAAAGTTTTTGAAATTACAACACCTTATACAACTGCACAACTTTTTGATATTAAATTTGTTCAATCAGCTGACGTTATGTATTTATGTCATCCTGCACATCCACCAGCTACATTATCAAGAACAGGAGATATTACTTGGACATTAGAAGATGTAGTTTTTACTAAAGGACCATTTCAAGATGCAAATATTACAACAACAACTTTAACACCTTCTTCAGCATCTATAGGATCAAGAACAATTACAGCTTCAGCGGTAACAGGTATTAATGGTGGTTCTGGTTTTTTATCTACTGATGTTGGAAGATTTATTTATTTTAATAGTGGTTATGGTAAGATTACAGCAGTTGGTAGTACAACAAGTATTACAGTAGATGTTACTATAGCTTATGAAAATGCCAATGCTATTACTGCTTGGCAACTGGGATCATTTTCTAACACAACAGGATTTCCATCTTGTGTTACTTTCTTTGAACAAAGATTAGTATTTGCAGGAACAACTAACCAACCACAAACTGTATTCTTTTCTAAGTCTGGAGACTATGAAAATATGGATGCAAACATTGGTGGCAATGTAGCAGATAGCGATGCTATTATTTATACGATTGCATCTAATCAAGTTAATGCAATTAGATTTATGACAGCAACTAGAACTTTGGTTATTGGTACAGCAGGTGGTGAATTTTCTGTATCTGGTGGTGGTACAGATAGTGCGATTACACCTACAAACATATTAATTAAAAAACAATCTAATCATGGTGCATCTAATTTAGATGCTATATCAGTTGGTAACGTAACTTTATTTTTACAACGTGCTAGAAGAAAAGTAAGAGAGTTAGCTTACAACTTTGATGTAGATGGTTATTTAGCACCAGACATGACTATTCTTTCAGAACATATTACTGAAGGTGGACTATCACAATTAGCTTACCAACAAGAACCTAACCAAATTATATGGGGAGTTCGTGGAGATGGTGAACTTATAGGTTTAACATATCAAAGAGAACAAGAAGTAACAGCTTGGCATAGACATATATTCGGTGGCATTTCTGGTATACCTACAATTACAGTTACAGATTATGCAAACATTATAACAGGTACAAGAATTGTAATTACAAAATCAGATGGTACAGAAATTACTTTTACTTCTACAACGGGTACAGCTTCTGCTCAACAATTTAAAACAGAAACAAATAACGACACAACAGCGACTAATTTAAAAAATGCTATTAATACTGCTAACACAAATAGCTTAACAGGAGTTACAGCTACAGTTAGTTCTAATGTTATAACATTAGTAGAAACAGCTCCTACAGGATTAAGTTATTTAAGTATGAAAAGTTTTGACACAACAAGATTAACAACTGTTAGTCAAACTAAAGCTGAATGTGAAAGTGTTGCAGTAATTCCTACAGACAACGATGAATACCAAACTTGGATTATTGTTAAAAGAACTATAAATAATATTACAAGAAGATATGTAGAATTTTTAAATACATTTAAATTTACAGCAAGTGATAACACAACATTTAATTTTTTAGATAGTGCAGCTTCTTATAGTGGTACAGCTGTTAGTACTATATCTGGATTAGATTACTTAGAAGGTCAAACAGTACACATTTTATCTAATGGCTCAACACACCCTACTAAAATTGTTACAGATGGTTCTATTACTTTAGACAAACCATCTACAGATGTAAAAGTAGGATTAGGTTATCCATCTATATTACAGACAATGAGACTTGATGCTGGTTCACAAAACGGAACATCACAAGCTAAAACAAAAAGAATATACGAAATTACATTAAGATTATTTGAATCTATTGGAGTAGAAGTTGGTGGTAATCTAGGAGATATGGAAAGAGTACCATTTAGAAAATCATCTGACCCAATGGATCAAGGATTACCCACGTTTAATGGCGATAAAACTGTAGAGTTTAGAGGTAACTATGATACCGATGGTTTTATTTTTGTTAGACAAACGCAACCTTTACCTTTAACTGTTTTATCTTTATACCCGGACTTACAAACAAATGATTAATAAATTAAACATAGTTCCCTATACTTTTGAACATGGCAGATTTATTTTTTCCTGCCAAGCTAATTATAAAATTTTAGAAAGTGATGCTGAATTTGTAACACTACAAGGTGATGCAAAAAATTTAGAACAAGACAATCTAGCATTTACAGGATTAATAAATAACACACCTGTATTTTCAGCAGGTATGAAAATGGTGTGGGGTCAAGTTGCTGAAGGTTGGGTTATTGCTACAAATGAAATGTGGAAACATCCTTTAGCCACAGCAAAAGCTATTAAAAAAGATTTTGCTAGAGTTGCAAAAGAACATAATATACAAAGAGTACAAACAGGCATTAGAAAAGACTTTAAACAAGGCATTAGATTTGCAGAGTGGTTAGGTTTAGAAAGAGAAGGTTTAATGAGAAAATGGGGATTTGACGGATCAGACCAATATATGTATGCGAGGATATTTTAATGGGACAAGCCGCAGCAGCAGCATTTATAGTTGGAACGACAGCTGTTCAAGTAAAACAACAAAGTGCTATTGGTAAATACAATCAACAAGTAGCAAATAGAAACGCAACTATTGCAGAACAAGAAGCAGGACAAATTGATAAACAAGCAGAATTTGACATTGCAAGATTTGACCAAAGGTTTAGACAATCAGTAGGTACAGTAGAAGTTGCTTTAGCAAAATCTGGTGTTGTTATAGATAGCGGTTCTGGAGCAAGAGTTACAGAAGCTAATGCGTTAGAAGCAGAAATG